AATACTCACCTGTAACTGAAGCAATTGCGTCTGTGACATATGAGAAAGTTGCAAGGACTGATGTATCTGCAATCCCGTGAACAGATGTGTCTGATTCGTGTGTACTTAGATTAGTTGCAATTGTTGTAAAAAACGCTGGGTCATCATTAATTGCTGCTGCGATTTCATTAAGAGTATTTAGTGCTGCAGGTGCGCCGTCATTAAGGAGTGCTTCAAGGCCTGCTGTGTTAGCAAAATATGATAGTGCAGCCCAGTTTGAAGATCCATTACCAATTTTAAATTTATTTGTGTCGGTCTCAAATCCAATTTCACCTGCTCCAAGTGTTGGGTTTGCAGTAGTCCACTGCTGTGCAGTTCCTCTGCGCTGTTGCATTCTTGTTGCCATATTTTATTTCTCCTTATGGGTGCTGCCCATTTACTATCTTATTATAACCCCTATTTTTTAATTGAAGTTATCTACTACACTACCGCCATCAAATACAACTGTCCAAACTGTTGTGTCTGGTCCACCTGCATCTAAACCTGCACCCTGTGGGCTGTTAAATGTTGCGCCATCGTAGAACTGAGATACTATGAAACCAGTTCCATCAATTGCTGTATCGTGAATGTGCTGTGGTAAGTTATTTGTATCATCAATAGTTGCTTGGGTATACCAAGAACCATCGTAATAAAAATTAACTCTGTTTGTTGCAGTGTCTAACCACTGTGTTCCATTAGTTGGTGAAGCGGGAGCAGTTGCTCCTACAGACATAGATCCTGCTACAGAATCCACATACTCCTTGGTTGTTGCATGCTCTGCAAGAGTTGGGGCTCCTACTGTTACTGCATTTCCAAATGTACCGCCGTTTGCTACGACTAATCCATTCTTGACCCTGAAGTCTTTATCTGCTGTTGTCATTTACTGCTCCCTCTTCCAACTATTTTTATTTTTTATTATGCAAGCAATGTTCCGACAACAGTTACCACTGAGGTATTGTTGGCAGTTGTTACACGAAGTCTTACAGTCGTTCCAACTGACACATAGTCTGCTGTTATTGTCATTAGGGAACCATTAGTTCCGACCATTGCATATTCTGTAATTGAGATGTTGTTTGAAGAATCCATAGTTAGGAGAACTTCTGCAACATCTGTGTGTGAGCCTTGTGCTGTCTTTACTAAGAACTTCGCTGAGCGATACTCTGTTCCAAGGAACTCGTATGCTGTTACTTGGCTTGCTGTTGCTACTGAAACTGTTGCTGCTACCTGCTTAGCAACTGAGTTAATCTCAACTGCTGTAAAGTTTGGAACAACTGCTTCAAGAGCATCTACTGCACGAGAATCCTGGAAGTAAAGGTTTGTTGTACCTTCATCAAGATCATCAGTATCAGAATCTGCTACACCGTTTTCTGCGGTAATAGTAAGACCATTTTCGTCACCTGTGATAGTGATATTATCAAGAGTTGCACCAGTCAAAAGTTGTGCTGCTGAAGTCTTAGCACGAACATCTGTGAAGTACTGGTTTGCTAAACCTTCTTCAATATCGTCTGTATCAAGTGCATCAACAATGCCTTGTGCTGTTCCAGTTGCATCGTATGCTGATGCTGTTGCAGAAAGTGCTGCAGTGTTAAAGTCTGAAATGTCTGCTGAATCAAGACCAGTTACAGAAATTGTTGCTCCTGTAATATTGATGTTGTCTCCTGCAGTTAATGTGTCTTGCTTTTCTCCAATTGATGTTGCAATTGTTGAGGCAAATGAAGCATCATCGTTAATTGCTTCTGCAAGTTCGTTAAGTGTATCCAAAAGTTCTGGAGCACCATTAACAAGGGCTGCAACCTCAGCGGCTGCTGTTCCTGCTGGATCATAGTTGCCTGCAAGACCATCTGCATATGCTTCTGCTGCTGCCTGTGCTGCTGCTGCAGCACCTGATGCATCGTACCAAGTATCTACTGTTGTACGATTAATTTCAATTTGACTTGAACCATCAAGTCCAAGTCCTGTTCCAAGATTTGCATCAATGTAGCCAGTTGCTGAATTGTAATCAATACCAGTTCCTGCAGTGATTGCTCCACGAGCACGAGTATCTGTATAGTAAAGGTTTGTTGAACCTTCTTCAATATCGTCTGTATCAAGTGCATCAATTGCTGTAGTGATATCGCCATCTCTTGCAATGTCTGAACCTGCTGCTACTGTAAGTAGTCCAGCGGTTACTGTGAAATCATCTGTGTCAACAGATGTGATAAGTGTTGATCCACCTACCAGGCCGAGGATGTATGCATCTCCGTCTGCTTCTGTAAGAATTGTCTGGTTGTTAATTGTACCTTGTGCACCCTCAACAATCAGCCCGTGCTTTACTTTAAAATCTTTATTATTTGTTGCCATTTTTATATCTCCTTAGTTATGCCTTAAGTCCCATACGTGCGTAACGTACAGTGACTGGCCTGATCGCAGGGTCTGGAGTGACTGTTAAAGCCACGGTATTTCCAGTGCGAGAGACATCAATGGTGCCAATATTCCCATCATTGTCGATTGTTCCATACTCGCTGACTGATACATCTGTACCGTCAACAAGAATTGTCATTTCAGTTGCGTAGAACTTGTTGTCACCTGCTGAAGTTTTTGATATTGAAACAATATACTTCACCATACGCCAAACCGTAGCATCAAAACTATCAATAACAGTTAAGTTCTCAATACCAGTGATTGTGTTTTCATTGTTACCCGCTGATCCCAGGTCTGTTGCCTGAGCAGAAAGGGTATCAATTAGATCTACATAATTTTCTTGAGTAGGTCTATCACCTGTTTGAAATAGACTCTTTACATTTGAAATTGATATTTTAGCCATATAGAGATTATATCACCCTTTTAATTAATCTAATTAAAGAATATAGTTGCTGTACCCAATAACCTGTAGAGGAATTGCTGGGGTGTTACCTGAACCAATAGCCTGAATCTGTATTGCACTAAATTTAACTCTAAACGGCAATACCTCAGTTATAACTGTTTTTCTTGTGAAGTCTTCTACTTTAACTTCTGCGTAATCTACTAAAAAGATTCGCTCTGTTTTGTTTTTTAATTCATCAAGTATTAATGCTGTGGCCATTAATCTGTTACATCTTCAAGAATCTTCATGCTACCCTGAGCAACTGTCCAAACTCTTGTTGGGTCTGATACCTGAATATCAAAGATGTCTCCTGTTTCAAGTTGAACTGATTCTTCTGCTGTAAGCCAAACTGTAAATTCACCAACAAGGTCATCTTCATCTGCAACTGGATATAAATTTAAAACCAGGGTTGCTGCATCTGTAATAATGCCTTTATCTTTTGCAAGGGTTGGTCTTTTAATTTTCATAGCAATGTCCCACTCAGATCCCTCGCCTTTTAAAACCAAAGGCTCTTTAGCATCATCAGTTACATAAACCTTAAACCCAGATGTATCTCCACGAACCACAGTCCAAATAACTGTAGGAGGTTTATTTCCTATGTCGTATGATGTTTGAGATCCTCTTAGAGTTGCCATTTGTTTATTATATCACGACAAACCGTCTCTGAGTGATCCCCAGGTACCGTTGCCTTTTGCCTCTACTATTACGATTCCGTTTGTATTGTTTGCATATGCACAAATACCAACTGCTGCAGATCCTCCTGCTGGTCTAACATTTGTTAGGCCTCCAGACTCTCCAACATATAAAACCTCTCCTGCAACGAAACTTGAAGTATTTAACCCTTCCATAACTCCAGCAACAACAACTACTCCATCAGAACCATTTCCCGTATTGTTTTTTAATAGTCCAAGTATTGGAGATGATGTAGATGGAAGTGCTTTTGCTATTGTGGTTTTTGTTGAATACCCTGTTGCATATACTGGTACTCCAGCATTTATTGCAGCCCCGCTATTATTTTTTACATTAATCTGAAAATATGATACTCCATATGCTGGTAGAATTGCATCAAGGGATTCTGCTAATTTCTTGAAGTCTCCGTGTACGTTTACTGGTGATGTTTCCAGGGGATATTGAATTCCAGCAGTAGAAAAATCATATGTAGTCATAATAAAATAATTATACACCCAAATTTGACTTTTGGCCCAAAATCATGTTATACTTGGTATAGACACCTACCAGGGTGTTATTGTTTTCTAAGGAGGAAACTATGATTAAATTTATCGAAAGAAACAAAGAGATCATTAGCACACTCAGTATCGTAGCATTAGTAACTGTTTTGTCGAACGGAGCCAATGCTGATTCAGGTCTTGATACGAAGAACAATCTTAGCCTTGAACAGGCTCAGACAATAGATACCGCCTCGAAAGAGGTTTTTTTGGTTTCTAAGGAAAAAAAACTAGAGAGTTTTGAGAATAAGACTTCTCTAACTGATTTAGAACTAAAGGAACTCCTGTCCTTAGTAGGCTTCAAGGGTAAAGACCTTGTAGTTGCTTGGGCAGTGGCTAAAAAGGAGTCTAATGGGCGACCATTGGCTTTTAATGGCAATCACAAGACTGGGGACTCGTCTTATGGTATGTTCCAAATCAATATGATTGACAACCTTGGTCCTGATCGTAGAACTAAGTTTGATCTTGAGTCAAATGCTGAACTATTTAATCCCGTCAAAAATGCAGAGATTGCATATTATATGACAAATGGTGGAGAAGACTGGTCCTCATGGAAGGGCATCACTCCAAGAACTAAAACCTGGATGGCTAAATTTCCTAAATAATAAATAAAAATAATGCCCCCTTGGAGAAATCCTTGGGGGTATTTTATTGCATACTTTCAAAAAAACTGCGATAGTTATTAACTGACAAAACAGTGTTTTTTGATAGTAGACCCGCAGATTCGCTGAAGGCAGATCTACCAGTTATTAAAACTTTTGCCATTACCATCATAGTAAATGCTGTATAGGTATCTAGATTATTTAAAATTTCAATACCTGGATATGCATCCCTAAGTAATTTAAAGTTTATAGACATTGTGTCAAAAGAATCGTTTTCGTCTTTGTGTAAATGAGGTTGTCTCCATTTATCTAATTGATTTTGATTTATAGGCTTAAACTTTTTGTTTGAATCTGGAGCATCTGTTAAAATTATTACTCTGTCTGGAACAATATTTAGTTTTTTTAAAAAGTCTGGAAGTCGTTGCAACATGTCTACATAAACAGATTCTTCTACCCATCTTGGATTTTCTGGAAGAACATTGCCTCTTCTTATATGAATCACTACATTGTTTTCTGTTTTTTCTATAGTGCTAAATTCTTTGGCAACATCTAAGAATGTCCATGGCTGATCTATTACTCCTGCATTTTTGTACAATATTTCGTATCCTAAGCCAACTTTATCACAAAGAACAAAACTGTCTTTGTTAGAAAAGTCTATATCTTTCCAAGGGTTACTTAATATTGTATTAAACTTATCTATGAATTTAACCTTTTCTTCTTCGCTGTAAACTTTGTCAGATTCATGAATTAAAAAATCTGTAATTGGACTGTCTTCAAAAAGAAGGTTGTGGTATTTTGCATAAGACATGCAGAATAGTTTTCTCCATAGTTGTGCTCCAATGCCATCTTGCAAAAAAACTTCTCTTACAACTTCAGCCTTATCCATTTATTTGACTTTTAATCCAATTGTAGGTTTTTTCTATACCGTTTTGCAATGGCAGAGAATAGTCCCACTGTAGTTTTTCTCTGATTAAATCATTGTTTGAGTTTCTTCCACGAACACCCAATGGTCCTGAAATATGATTTTTCTTTAAAGACTTTCCTTCAATAGAGCAGGCTGTGTCTACTAACTGGTTTATTGTTACCATTTCTTCAGAGCCAATATTGATTGGTCCCGTAAAGTCTGATTCCATAAGTTTTTTGGTTGCATCTATGCATTCATCAATAAACAAGAATGAACGAGTTTGTTCACCGTCGCCCCAAATTTCTATAGAATCTGTTGCCTGAATAACTTTTCTACACATTGCTGCAGGTGCTTTTTCTTTACCACCATCCCATGTTCCTTCTGGCCCAAAGATGTTATGATATCTTGCTATTGCAACTGGTATCTTGTTGTTCTTGTTAAATGCTAGAAATAGTCTTTCGCTAAACAGTTTTTCCCAACCATATTCGCTATCGGGATCTGCAGGGTACGCATCTGATTCTTTGAGTCCAGGATTATTGGTTTCTAGTTGTTTGTAATCGGGATACATACATGCTGAACTTGAGTAGAATATCTTGGTCTTGTTAATCTCGTATTTTTTGTTTAGTCTTGATTGTGCTCTAAGTAAGTTTAAATTAATTAATGCTGAGTTTTCCATAATCTGGGAATCGTTATCTCCAGTAAAAATATATCCAGCACCACCCATGTCTGCAGCAAACTGATATATTTCGTCAAATGATGTAATTAATTTATATGGTATCTCTGAATAAAAATTACCAGCATAACCCTTAAACTGAACAACCTTTTCCATGTTGTCGTATACTGACAGATCTCTTTCAATAAATTCATCTGCTTGTGTTTCAGAAAAGTCTGGATGTTTTAGGTCTACTCCACGAACCCAGTATCCTTCAGACTTTAAACGCTTTACCATATGGCTTCCAATAAAACCACCTGCTCCTAAGACTAATGCTGTCTTCATGATAATCTTGACTCCTTCCATTCTCTCCACCACATTTTTCTGCCAGGGTTTAGTGGATGACCATTCCAAGAGTATGGATGGCCTTCTGTTGTTTCTGGATTATCAAAGAAATCCCAAGTTTCATTACGAGTTTGATTTCTATTTCTATGGATGTATGCAGTATAGGTGCTTCCTGATGTGCCAACAAAAGTTTCTGAATCATGCATAACTAAATTACAGATTAAACCAAAAACTACTTCATCCTGAAATTGTAAGGACTTAAAGTCTTCTGCAAAGTTGTTAACAATGTATTCATCTAATAGCATAAATCTATGCTTATTGTCTTCAACCATTTTATGACCTGGTTCATCTGTTGACAAAACTATTGGCAAGTTGTTTTGCTCAAAGTTACTGATCCAAGACTCAAACATTTCTTGAGTGGTTTCAAACATGTGCACATGGTCAGTTAGTCTTAAATGCATACCTTGAAATGTGCCTAAAGAGTTAGATATCTTCTTAGCCAGGTCTGTGTATTCTTTCTTAAACCTAACTGAGGACAATACCTTATCTAGTTCAGGGCTTCTGTTATAGAAAAATCTTGAGTACCAGCCCAATGTTCCTTTTAGATGTATTGGTCTATCTAGTGGCAATCTTTGTCTGCCCTCAGCAAATGCTAACTCATTTTCTGTTATTTTTGTGCTATTGCTGTAGTAGTAGTTATTTAATATGTCCTCTATAACCACTTCTTCCTGCTTAAAGTTGTCTATTTTTTGATCAATTACAATTAAGTTTGAATCAAAGTCTAATAATTCTAATAGGTGTGGAAACTGATCTGGATTTGTAAATCCTTCTCTTTGATTGTTATGAAATCTAGAAGGAGTGTGAATTGGAACAGCCCTAAAATCAAATAAATGATCACCCTTGTTGCTTGCATTATGAACTACAACAGTTGCATTTGTTTCATGTGAGAGACCCACTGCTAACTCTAGACTCATTACCTGATTTATTAATCCGCAAGGATTCCAGTGTTGGAAAAATATCTTATTTGTTGCCATAATTGAGCCCCCACTGCTCTTCTGTAATTTGCCCTCTGACTACCTGAAGATATTCTGCGCCCTTGGTAAACCACCAATGATCTGGCTCTGCAAAATGAAAGAAAATCATAGCAACATGATTCGTCTCTGGGTTAGGAAATTCTTCACGCCAATGTAATTGATCATTGCCGTAGTATGCCAATGCCTGGTTAGGATAAAGACAATAGTTTTTGTCTTCTACCCACAAATCCCACGGATTATTCTGATAAACACACATATCAAGAGTATATGTGCATGCATTGTCATCTTTATGTTTGTAAAGACTTGGGGTAGGGTTTTGTCCTTCATAATGTGCAAATAGGGTATATGTTGGCATTAAAGATTCACTATCAAATACTTGTCTTGCAGTGTCTACTAGTTTATCTGCTAATTCACCAAGAATTGGAAGATCAAAGTCTCCAATGCAGTACCTACTAAATCCAGGATCAAAACCAAAACTTTTAGGATTGTCTAAAGACTCAAGCAGTCTTGTATAATCTTCAGCATTTAATAAACTATTTATTAATTGTGGCTCTTTCATCGCATCCAACTAACTACTGCGTATCTTTCTCCTTCAATTACTGGAGATACTGAGTGATTATAAACATATGTTGAAGGAAATATAATCATTTGATTTGACATTGGCTTTATGCTTAAATTAAATCTAGGAAAGTTTATTTCTCCACCAACATAGTCATCGTTCATGTAATATAAAGTAGAAACTCTTCTATGATAGTCTGGGTGATCATCTATATGATTAGTAAAAAACTGTCCTTTACCATATTTTAAAATTCCATATTGATCGTGCCAATTTGAGTTTATTCCATAAAAAGATAAATAGTCTTTTTCAATTAAATCAAAATGTTCAAAAAATAAATTATTTAAATTTTTGTTAAACTCTTCAACAAAGTTTGTTGATAATTCTTTGTCTATTTTCGCTAAATATGGTATCCCTATTGTTAAGGTGTTTCTTGTTTCGTTGTTAATCCTAACATTATCTGCTTCTTTTACAGATGCACCCTGCCATTCTATTTTTGCAGAATTGATGCCTTCTTCAATTTCTTTATATAAGTTTTCTGAATTTGGTATTACATTACTATAAACAACTATTCCTGGTGCTATTTCTTCTTTGTTCATTGTCTACCATTTTCCTATAGGGCATGTTGCCAAATCTAATTTTGTTTTTACTTTCATAAAACACCCACACTTTTTACACTGCGTAGTTAGTTTAATCAATTCTGGACATGCTTTGCAAATAGAAAATCTATCTTCTGCTTTTTCTTCATCTGCCCATTCTGTATTAGGGTTTGCTATATCCCAAGGCCTGGCTTCTCCAAGATTTTTTTTCCATTGCTGCCAAGGACTAAGAACTTCTGACATTTTTAGTTATCTTATTCTACAAAACTTGTTCCATTATGGGTCCAGCCTCTTTTTACAGAGTTTGTTTCATCTTCAATAATTTTTGGATCTGATTTTAATGCTGCAATCAGTCCAGTGGCTGTAGAATCTGTACTATTTGAATCTAAACTAAATGTACCCGCGACTTCTCCATCAACTACAATTGCAAATCTAACTTCTGACATAATGCCTCCTATTTTTATTAATTATAGCACAAGTTATCAACTAAAAACAAGTCCACATTGATCCTACACATATGCACTCTCCTGGAGCATATCCTGATGGGTATGGTCCACAATTTGCTGTAGGAGTAGGTGCTACAGGTGTAGGTGCTACTGGAGTAGGTGCTACAGGGACAGGCGCTACTGGAGTAGGTGCTACTGGAGTAGGTGCTACTGGAGTAGGTGCTACTGGAGTAGGTGCTACTGGAGTAGGTGCTACAGGGACAGGCGCTACAGGAGTAGGTGCTACAGGAGTAGGCGCTACAGGTGTAGGTGTTGGTGAAAGAGTTGTAATAGATGCAGAAGCGCTTGCCAAGGTTGTGCCATCTGAGTTTCTTGCTGAAACATAAACTCCATAAGTTGTGCTTGAAGAAAGACCACTAAATGTAGCAGATGATGATGATGTAGTAGTTACAGAAGATTGAGTATCATCATCATAAACATAGAAAATACTATAATTTACAGTTCCTGCTGGGGCGTTAGCCCAAGAGTATGTTACAGAACTTGTTGTTGAGGAAGTACTTGTTATTGCAAAAGCAGGTGCTACAGGAGCAGGTGCTACAGGTGTAGGTGCTACAGGTGTAGGTGCTACAGGTGTAGGTGCTACAGGTGTAGGTGCTACAGGTGTAGGTGCTACAGGGACAGGCGCTACAGGCGTAGGCGCTACTGGCGTAGGTGCTACTGGCGTAGGTGCTACAGGGACAGGCGCTACAGGAGTAGGTGCTACTGGAGTAGGTGCTACTGGAGTGGGAGTTGGTGTTGGTGTAGAAGCACCTTCATATATATCTCCATACGCAATCCAAGAATTTTCTGCAATCTTTAAAAGTGTTGCTTTGCCATATTGTGAGTCAATATACATTTGTGCATTTTTGCTATTTATTGTTACGCCAGATCCTGGAGTAAATGTCGTTCTTCCTGAACCGACTTCAATTAAATCAACCTTATAACCAATTGGCAAAGCAATGGCAGAATTTGCTGGGACTGTAAGGGCAATTGTTGAAGAAGTAGATAAAAGAATTGTATTTCCAACATTAGATGCTTCTAAAGTAAAATTAGATGTTTTTTCAATAACTGTTGACAAATAGTCAAGGTCGAACCTGTTTGCCCCTGCATTCCAATCAATTCCTGTTCCAGCAAGTTGAGCATACTCGTCTGTAACTCCAGCAATTGCGTTTGTAACATAGGCGGTTGTTGCAAGTGTTTGAATGGTGTTATCTATGGCTTTAAAATGTCCTGCTATTGATTTTGTGTTAATTCCACTTGCTGTTCCGAGAGTGTTTTCTGTAGGAATTGTTGTTGATCCATAGTGGTAAAGCCTTAAGGCCGCTTGAATGTCGGCTGCATCTTCATAGCCAGGTATCTTGGTTGGGTATATACCAGAACCAATTTCCGTATTATCAATATATTCAGCAGCCATTACATATCACCATCTTAGATTATACCACCGTAATTAGGAAATGAATAGAAACTGTTCTATTTAGATTAACCCAACTTCCTCCTGAAAATTCAACGGCATTTATATCAACTGGAAGCATTAAATCTCCAGTTCCTGATTCAAATTCTAAAGGCTTGATTGTAATAGAGTGTGCAATAGGATTTCCTGGGTCAGAAAATGTACACTGAACATTAAAGTCTTCTGCTGTTAGACCACCAACAAGACTTTGTGGTGCAATATTAGATACTCTAAAATCTACCTCGCTTGTGGTCTGGCCATCTGTAAAAGCAACATTTCTTATAACGCTAAATTTATCTTTTATTAATGGTCCAGTTAAAACCCAAGTGTTAACACCAGAAACATTTACGTATTGATAAAGACCCATATAATCATCATCTGTTGCCTGAACATTTATATAAAGGTCAAGTAGTTGCAATGTAACAGAATGTGATACTGTATTTGGATGTCCGTTTCCTACAAGAAAAATTCCACCTCTATCTCCTTGTGGTCCAAAATCAACTTCTACATTAACATTGGCTGTACCACCAATTACTTTAACGTCATCAGAAGATACAAATATGTTTGTCATTAACTTCCAGTACCCTGGGTTACGTCATCTGTTACAGATATAGAGCCAGTTAAAAGTGTAAAGACTTTATCATAAGTTCCTGCTCCTGCAGCATAAATTTGAATATCATAAACATATGTTATGTCTGGGTCCATAAGTGCTCCATTTGCTGGAGTGATAGCGCAAGTAATATATGTTCCATCTGTTGAGATTATTGCACTTCCAGTAATTTGATCTGCAAGTCCTGCTGCTCCTCTTACTTCTGCAATTTTAAACCTTGCATTACTATAGTCATCTAATTGAAAAATAGATCCATCAGTCTTTTGAGGGTATACCTTAAACTCGTGGGTATCACCCTTATAATAATTTATATTTAGTTCTCCTGGAAATGCCATAGTTTTATTATACCACGCTGACATATACAGAATTGAAAATTACGGAAGCGTCAAAGTCTGTTCTAATCTGTGGTACAGCCCCATTACCCCACATAGCCTGATCTTCTATAAAAATCTGCTGGGTTATAGAAAGATTGTAAACATTCTGATATTTAAAAGATCCTACTAACTGCACAAACTCTTTATCTTTGCTTGCAAAGTAGGTTCTTAGCCAAACCTCAGTATTAGAGGTATAGGTAGTTAACTCAAAGTTGTATGTTATGAATACTTGGGAGCCTTGCTTTATCCCGTGGAAGTTTAGGGCTCTTTGATGGCTATTCCAAAGACTGGTACAGCCTTTAGGTAGATATGTTTCATTCTGGATTTTATCTTTTGTATCTAATAAAAGAGTGACCCATCCATCATCTCCTTGAGATATACCAAGTTTGGTTGGTTTTGTAATATCGTTTGTATATGAAGCCCATCCCGCTTGCTGACCTGAAGACGATAAAGAACTTATCCCATCTTTTCCATTTGGTCCTGCAGATCCTTTGGGACCTGGTTTTCCTTCTGGTCCTTGAGGTCCTTCTTTTCCATCTATACCGTTTTTGCCTGCTGGTCCTTGTGGTCCCGTTGGTCCAGGAACTGGAAGAAATGATAATGTATTTTCTTGGTATGGGGATGCTTGACTTTGCTCTACTTGTGCAGCATAGGAAGATTTTTTTGCACCTGGAAAGTCCATAGATTTAGAAGCAGCCATATCGCTATTATCTCACGGTATTAAGTCAGTGGGTCTATAGATGTAATGATTCCATTAGTAACTGTAACTAATTTACTATCTGGAGTTTCAAATGTTCCTGTTGCTCCCCCTACAAAAGCAGTAGTCTGAACGGTATTGTCAGGGAATGTAACTCCATTAGGTTGGAACATCCATCTATCCTCACCCATATTTCTAGAGAATGTATAAGATTCTCCAGTTACAAAAGATAGACCGTCAGCAACAACTGTCATTAAACCTGCGTAAGGATATTCTTGTGTAACTGCCGTTACTACAAAATTATCTCCTCCTGTGTACAAATGAACAGTGTCACCAACAAGAATATTTGCACCTGTTGCAACCATGAATTCCGTGTTGCTTGCCTGATTAGAGTTTGCGTAAATGTCTACTCGATCTGGATTTTTTGATCTAATAATTACATTACCAGAGCCATCACTTACCTGTACTCCAGTTCTTTCTGCTCCAATAAACAGATCTGCAGTAGAAGCATCTTGAACTCCTCCTGCACGAATATGAATATGGTTTGGTGATGTTGGATCAATTATTAAATACTGATCTTCATGATATTGATTTTGTACTAAAGCCACATCTGGCAGTAATTTAATAGTTCCATTACCAGCACCGTCACCAGATCCTGTACCAGCACCCATAATATATACACCGTTAAATGTAATTTGTCCAGTGTCTGCTGCTGAGCCATCTGCACCCTTTGGAATCCAAACTTCCCATTCTATAGAGTTACCAACTGGATCCTCAAGTTGTCCGCTTGCTTTAGCAAGATATAGTTGTCCATCTGATCCTCTTACTACTGCAATGTCTGTTACATATCCACTTGATGCATTATAGTTTCCTAAATAATAAATTCCAAAATCTGTTCCATTCGTACCGTCAGAACCATCGGCACCATCTGATCCGTCTGCACCTTTAGCAGATACTAAAAGCCACCCATTTGTTGGTGGAGCGTATGATGAAAATTGGCCAGTAGGATGATAGTAGGTAGATCCTTGAAATTCAACTACAGATCCAGCAGCATAGTCAATTCCGTTTACCCATTCACCAGTAAAATTCCAAAGAGCATCCGCTCCATCTGCGCCGTCTGCGCCATCTGCTCCTGGGGCACCTGGTGTACCTTCTCCGCTACCACCTGTTGTAGAAAACCGTGCCATTAGTTACCTGTCTCTAAACCAGTCTGTAGAATTGCAACCTTTGAACTGTTAACATTTGAAATTGCATAAAGCGCATCTTGTCCAGGTAGTTCAATAGAAAATGCTGCGCCTGGAGCAATGCGATATCCATAAACAGAGGCAGAGACATCTTCTCCGCCGACGTATACGTAAGCAGATTCGTGTATGTTTTGAATTGTAATATCCATTCCAGAGTGTACTCCGTTTGGAGATAAACGAGTAGCAGTTGTATTGCTAAGTGTTGTGTGGGCGTGTAAAGTCATGCCTAAATTATATCACTTATTTATTTTGAATATTTTATTCTTGATTCTAATTACTGGTGGCAACTCAGGTCTTGGAGTTGTAACTTTAACTACCGCCATTATAGGCTACCTGTAATATCTCCAATTACAGAGATGGTTCCAATCAAAGGTGTCCAAATTGTTTCTCCATCAATAGTTACTTGAAGGTCAAATGTTAATTCTGTTACAACTGACTTAAATCCAGTACCCCAGTATTTAGTAATACAGGCTGGAGCCATAATATCTACATATCCCTCTCCTGCCGTAACTTCCAGGGAATCAAGAGTGTCAGACTGAGGATCATAAGTAGTAGCCTCAAAGGTCCAATCAGAGGTATCAAAATATGTTACTTCATCATCTTCTAAAAATTCAATACGAAGCGGAGAGGTATCTCCTCTAACTATATTCCATTTGATTCGAGCAGGATCTGCTCCAAATATCTCAGGTGAACAAAGATTCATAATGTGATTATACCATAAAAAAAGACTAGTACTCAGGCTGGTGGGTATGAGAGACAAACCAGAGTACTAGTCAGATTAAAGTATATCATATCAGTACAATTCGGACAGTGATATTTAAAGTTATAAAATTGTTATAATAGGTAATGTCCGTTTTGTCATAATAAGTCTTAATAGTCAGGATGTCGGATAGTGTATACTTAAAATATATAAGAAAAAAGAACTATCTTTAAGGTTTGTATTTACAAGATATCTTATATATAGTATATAGAGTTATTTGGATTTGGCAATATATTCAATTAATATATCGTACATATGATCTAGTTTGGCTTTCATAACTTTATGATCTTCTTTCATTGCGCTACGACTGACATCTGCTTCATTGATACGAAGTTCTAGTCTTGAAATTTGGTCTTTCATTGATGATCCAGAATTCGGCTTAAGTTCGGCTAAATAGTGTTTAACAAGCCACTTGATTCCAAAGGCTATAGATGATACAATTGTAAGTATGGCTACGATAAGGGAAGCCCAGTCTTGGATTGTCATAACTATATTATTATAAGGGGTATATTCAAAAAATGAAAACAGCCATATATTTTCTCCATATTCCAAGAACATCTGGAGTCTTTATTAGAGATATCGTTTTGCCTCATTCTGAAAAAAACCAAAAAACCTTTTTATCAACTCACAAAGTAAACATAGAATTACAAGAATTTAAAAACAAAGACTATATTTCTGGACATTATGGTCTTACCCCAACACCTTATGCCTCAAAAACATTTACAATATTAAGAGATCCAGTAGAAAGATCTTTTAGTTATATGAAGTATATTTGGGAACATTTTTATAACTATATGAGTATTGATGAAGCCTTTATGTTTTTTTTAACAAACAAAAATTTTATAAATGTTTTATCCAACCAGCAGTCCTATTTTTTAACATCGGATATTGATATTGATGAATATAACAAAAATACAAATAGAATAGAAAAGCATGTTTCTTCTAACTGGTATCTAATTACAAAAAAAATAAGTAAAGATTCTGTTGTAGAAAGTATTAATAAAAATAATATAACTGTTTTATTTTTTGAAGATCCAGATCTGTACAAAAAAGTTTTTAGCATTTATGGATTAAATAATAATGACACAATTGGCTACAACAAAAAAGCAAATGAATCCGTAGAGACTGACTTAGAACTTTATAATAAATATTATGATAAAATATACGAAATAAATGAAATTGATATAGAGGTATATAATACTTTAAAGGAGAAAATGAAATGACAGAGTTTAGCAAAGAAAACCCTTGGAGAATAAACAACTTTGGTTTTGTTTTTGTTGATAGTATAAAAAAAGAAATAACAGAATATGTTGAAGAGTGGTTAATAGATACATCTAGACAAGAAAAGTTCCAATCGCACGAAAAAACCTTTATGTATCAATTAAAAGAACTTGATTATGAGTGGAACTTAAAAGATAAAATAAATTCAACTTCACCGAACAACTTTAAAACAAAAGAAGCCAATGATGAAATAAAAAATATATATAAAAAACTTGAAGAACTTGTGGTAGGAAAAGTAATAAGGTCGGAAGTTATAAATCTGTTGCCAAACAGCAGAATAAGAACACACAAAGACAGATCAGACCTTTTGTATGTGTCAAGAAGGTTTCACATACCTATTTTAACAAATAAAGAATGTACATTTACAGTTGAACGAGAGGTTTTTCAATTGGAGTCATCTACTTTGTACGAGTTAAACAATAGAAAATATCATTCAGTGGAAAATAGTAGCAATGAAAACAGAGTTCATCTAATAATTGACGTACTTCCAATTCAGTACATAGGTAATGTAGAATTTTTATGATAAACGATAACTTTGATGGTTGCCCCTTTTGCATAACTACCTGGATGTGCGATGGTCCACACATACCCTTTAAAGATATGAATAACTATCTTAACCATAGAGAATATACTAAAGAATACTATATGCTTGCAACTTTGGACGAAATTAAAAAATATAGTAAAGAGTTCGAACTTGACTTGTCTGTCCTTTCGGATAGAATTAGAAAGATGATGGAGGGAAGACAGACATGATAGATTCTATACTTGAGACTCTTGAGCATTCTAAGAATTTAATTATCTCCCCCGATATGGATGGCTTTATGACCGCAAAATTAATAGAGCGTTTTAACGGTTCGAAAATAGTAGGATCATATGATAAGAACATCTTGTGTCTCGCCGACGGGATCAATCCAGAAGAATGTTTGTTTGTCGACTGCGATATGAATCGACAAGAGTATGTATCTCTCGGAAATCATATGCGCTTACTCGACGATAATATGTCAGTCGAGTCGTTTAATCCGAATGTACACTTCGGCGTGACGACATATACTGACAAGTTTCCATATGCAACCGCTTTTTTGATAAGTTTCGCAACAGAGGTTCAAACCTCCGACTCTGACCTTATACGCATGGCTTTCGCTGATTCAACTCTAAAGAATATGGAGAAGTACAGCGACAACATGCGAAATTGGTCTACACGGATGGATCATCCTGCAGTAAAGTACATAACAGACAATTCGGACATTGCACGGGATAACGATAGAGATGCAAGATTTGAATATGTAGACCAAGCATTTGTATCTAAAAGATACGGCAAGGAAAGATACATAGATACCCTTAATAAGGCCCTAGAAGGCCAGGAGATGAGTTTTGAGCCACTAGTCCAGGGTAGTAAGTATATGTCAGACAAAGTAGGTTTAAACACCGTATTAAGATATAATAAAGATATAATCTCATATGCTGAAATCTTTGGTGGCGAGTATAGCGTTACATATGATCAGGAGATAGAGTGGAAGTAGAGTTTTATAATAAGGATGCTAGGGATGTGTTTCTTTCGCCAAAAAGCGTAGATCTTTTTTTAATTCACCCGCCGTATTTTAAAATGACAAATAACAACGAATACGGTGGTGACTCAAACCTTCAAATACATAATTTAAGAGACCAAGAAGAGTTTAGTCAGTCTATGATTAAATATCTTAAGAATATGGAAGATGCCCTCAAGAATGATGGAAACATTCTTCTTATTATTCCAAACTGCCACGATGGTATTTTAGGTATTGCAGATATTATAAAAAATACAAACCTTTTTATTGATAAGATTATTATGTGGCATTTCGGCAAAGTGGATTTAGCAATTAAGAATCAATATATGGCAAACCTTATTTTACAGATACGTAAAGATAAAAATTTTCAATATCCTGTGCCTGGGCTAAATAGTTTAGTTATAGATCAGCCTTGGATTTTTACCGATGTCTCCAAATATCAGGATTCGGCATTTGTTTACGATGGTTTTCCAAAAGAAATATCAGATACTCTTATAGAGGCTTTTTCTAAAGAGGGTGATACTGTAGCAGATATCTTTGGTGGAACAGGGACTACCATTATCTCTGCCCTGGAAAAAAATAGAAAAGCGATATATAGCGATGCCTCTATAGACCAGTTCAATTTGGCAAAAAGACGAGTTTATGATACAATTGGATATAAAGAAAAGGATAAAAATATGACAAAAGAAGAAGCAGTAAAGATTATGTTAGATAGCATCAATGCGGACAACTTGGCTTTAGGCCTTCAGGCTGGTTTAAGAGAAGAAGATATCAAGATGCAAATTGAACAAAGCCAGCCAAGCCTTAGTTTTATGATGTCAAATATTTATGACCTATTGAAGCAAAAAGAAATTATTGCTTAGTATTTAAATATGTCAGATGATGTTAGGTTTATTGACTTATTTGATCCTAATCAACCAAGATCAGATCGTGAACTAATTGAGTCCCGCTTAAAAATATGTAATGGGTGTGAGTGGTTTAAGAAGTCCCTTGCAAAATGCAGAAAGTGTGGATGCTTTATGAAACTAAAGACAACGCTTCAAGATGCAAAGTGTCCTATCGATAAGTGGTAACAAACCTTATTTGCAAGAACAGTCAGCGCAGCAGGTTTCTGAAAATAATTTTACAGCCAAGGATGAGTCTTCTGTTGGTCTACCCAAATCTTCCCAAAACATTTCTCTGCCGATATTGTCTGTTTCTGGTATAGGGTTTGATTCAAACTGGAATTCTGGATCCCAGGCTTTTTCTAGATTCTCTAATATTCCCATGAATTCATTATACAGCAAAATCTGAAAAATTTTGTAAATTCAAATAGCCTAAAATCTGAATATTTTGTTCAGATGTATGATGCAGTATTTTAAATAGTGCAGGATAAAAATATAGTGAGCACATAAGCGATCTTGTTTTATTTATGTCAAATTAATGCTAGTTTATTTTTATTTACTAGGAGGTACCAATATT